TAGAGTCAATAAATAAATTATTCCAGACTGATTATTTACATTACAGTACTGGATTCATGAATTACTGGAAATAAATTATGTACTATACTGAAGATGAGCTTAAAGAACTTAGTTTGAAGAGTTTTGGTACCAATGTCCTCCTATCAAAGAAGACTAGTCTGTATAACCCAAGCAATATTGAAATAGGTAGCAATGTTAGGATAGATGACTTCTGTGTACTTTCTGCTGGAGTAGGTGGAATTAGTATTGGTAGTCATGTACATATAGCTTGTTATTGTTTATTGATAGGAGCAGAAAAGATTGTTATGAAAGACTTTTCTGGCTTATCCTCTAGAGTTTCTATATATTCATCTACAGATAATTATTCTGGAGATTGTTTAACCAACCCTACTACACCTGTTGAGTACAGAAATGTTATATCTAAACCTGTTACTTTAGAGAAGCATGTAATTATTGGAGCTAGTAGTGTAATACTACCTGGAGTAACATTGCATGAAGGAATAGCAGCAGGTGCAAACTGTCTTATTACAAAAAGCTTTAAACCTTTCTCTATATTATTTGGTTCTCCTGCAAAAGTTATAAAACAAAGATCTCAGAAATTATTAGAGTTAGAAAAAGATTTTTTAAAGTATACCAAAAAATGTATTTATATTATAGTACCTTTTTTGGTTTACATATTGTAAAGGAAATACTTTACAGATTATGTAAAGAAGTAAAGATAATCCTTGACAAACATGCACAGTATTACGGTATTTATAACTATTTACCTTATATTTGTGCAACAGTACCTGAGACTGTTCTGCCACAGCCCCAGCTTAGGTCTTATTCTGTGTAAGGGAAATCCTTTTGGTATAACCTATGACAAACCCCCATGCAAGACTAGTGACGGCTAGAAACTGCATGGGTTTTTTATATGTATTAAGATATAAAAGTATAATATATAATACATTTATATGTGTTTAGATATAGTTTGAATATTATATTATACTTTATATTTTATCATTAATCTAAATATTTATACTATATTTGTTTTAACTTTGTTCATAGGGTTAATATTAAATTTTTGTTTTGAAGATAAACTCCTGGGAAACTTGGAGTTTATTTTTTTATACTTATATTTGTAAAAACCAAATTAATATGACAAATTCAAAAGTGCTTATTAAAGTATCTCTACAAGAAGATGGAGGACTAGAAGTAGAAATAGATTCAGGAGAAACAGGCAAGATGGCTGTACTAGGAATCTTAGAACAAATCAAATTTAACATTCTTAACAGTGATAAAGAATCAGTTAAAGAAACATTTGATGCTAAAAAATATGATGCCTGATGATACTGCATTATAGAAAAAAACCAGTAGTTATAGAGACTGTTATATGGACTGGTGAAAATGTAGTTGAGATGGTAGAGTTTTCTCCCAATTGTTTTACTTATCATAGAGAAGGTATTATTACATTACAGATAGTAACTCTTGAAGGAACTATGACAGCTACAATAGGAGATTATATTATTAAAGGTATTAAAGGTGAGGTCTCAATTTGTAAAAAAAATTTATTTTTAGAAATGTATGATGAAGTAAATTAATATTCCAGATATTATTATTATATTTGTAACCTGATATAATAAATATGAAATTAAAAATTTGTCAAGATTGCAATTTAGAGTTTATACCTACATCTTTAAAACAAGTATGTTGTTCTAAAAAATGTAACATGAATAAATGGAGAAAATTAAATCCAGAAAAATGTAAAGAACAACAAAAAAGAAATGATTTAAAAAGAAAAGGAATAAATAGATATAATTCTGAAGTTAGAAAAAATTGGTATAAACAAAAAAAAGAAGATCCTAATTGGGTAAATAAAATTAATAGTCAAGCAAAAAAAAGAAGTAGTAGTATAAAAACTTTTTTAAAAGAATATAAACTTTTATATGGTTGTAAAGATTGTGGATATAAACAACATCATGTTGGTTTAGATTTTGATCATATAATTGGTACTAAAAACTTTAATGTTTGTTTATCTAAAAGTATTACTGAAGCTAAAAAAGAAATTAAAAAATGTGAAGTTGTATGTGCAAATTGTCATAGAATTAGAACATATAATAGATTACATAACATAATAAATTATGAACCAATTAACTTAGATAAAGATGGAAGCGGAAATTAATGAAGTTAAAATTGTTCCTTTTGGAAAACAACTTATAGGTTTATCTGATACTGATAAGGATAAGGAAATGGATCCAATGGTATTAAAGGTAAAAGAAATGTGTGCTGAGATGGCAGAGATTTTAAAAACAAATTATGCAGAAGAAAGATCTGCAGTAAAGAGTATACTATTTGATCATGCAATAGGTGAAATCCTAAATGCTCAAATGGCTGTAGTAAAAGTATTAACATTTAAAGTATAAATTATGAGTAACCCATTTAAAGTATTAAGAGGAAGAAGAATTATTATTGAAGTTCCTGTAAAAAAAGAATCAGCTATTAAGTTAACAGAAAAAGATGAAGATGCTATCATGTATGAAGCAATGAAAGCTTGGTTAAAGTTAAGAGTATTTGCAGTAGGAGATAAATGTGAAGATATAAAAGAAGGAGATATAGTATATATCCCTTATTCAGCATTAGAGCATTCTGAAAAAATAGATATTGATGGTACTGTAAGATTGATATTAAATGAAGGTGATGTAGCAATAGTATGGTAAATATGACACAAGAAGAATACAATGACCACTTTAAAAGACAAGTAGGGAAAATGTCTAAAGGTTCTGATTATGATATAGATAAACTTCCAAACTATTATAATGTACCTACTAATAAACCAAATAATATAAGACCGGATCAGTATGGTGGTAAGGATAATACTTATGAAGTATTCAATGTATTAGAAGCATGGAATATAGATAAAGACTTTTACTTAGGTAATGTTATTAAGTATGTAGCAAGGGCTGGTAAGAAAGATCCTAGTAAAACTAAAGAAGACTTGCAAAAAGCTATGGTATATTTACAAAGAAAAATTGATCAGTTATAAATATTTTAATATATTTACACTGTCGTTAAAATTTATGTTAGTAGGTAAGGGAGTCCCTGGGAATTAATTTTCCTAGGGATTTTGTTTTTATGTAAATATTTTGTATATTAAAGATATAACTAATTATGTAATAATCATGGATATTTTAAACTGGCTATACCTAAACAAAAACGGGTTAATAAGAACTACCGTTGCAGATAAAGATACTAATCTTATAGCATTAGGTGGAGACGCAACTTTTGCAAAAAGAGGAGACAAGTACTTGACATATGGTATGACAGTACAAGATTTCAAAGTTGACTTATTATACAACCCAACAAATCAATTCTTTGTTGATCCAAATAGAAAGGATACTTATGTAGCTAATGGTAGTATTGTTACTCCATTTAAAACAGTTGCTGAAGCACAAGCTGCAATTGATGCCTTGATAACTGCAGGAACAATCTTACCAGCAGAAGACAATCCTATTTTTATTCGTATTCAAGGATCTTTAACAGAAAACATTAGTCTTACAAAAGGACATATTTTCTTAGTGGGTGAGAATGGATCTATTCATGCTCCTATTTATGTATTTGGAACAATTACTGTAAATGGTGCTGATACTACAACTAGTGCTTTAGATAATAATCATTTCTCTATTCAAGGTCTTACAATTGCACCTGGAGGAAGTAACAATGGTATCGTATTTACCGGTGCTAATGCTCAACGTTTATCTTTGGAAAACATGTGGGTTCAAGTTGGTGGAACAGGTACAGGTATCTTATGTAATAACACAGGAGTAAGATTATCTGATGGTGCTAAGTCTCGTTGTCACGGTTCTCAAATTAAAGTAAGTCATAATGGTACAGGTGATGTATACTGTTTTAATATTGTTAAGGGAACTGCGGACTTTACTTTAGTTGAAACTTCAGGAGCTACTCAAGTTGCTGCTGTACAGGCAGGAGCTACATTAGCTTTCTCACAGTCTGAGTTAGATGCAAATGGAGAAACTTGTCTAGAAGTATATGGTAATGGAACACTTGCTGTAACTCAGTCAACTATCTCTAATAACTTTGGTGCAACTGAATGTTACGGAGTATGGCTACATGATGCTGGTGGGGTTGCTTCAGTAGGACAATGTTTGTTTCAAGTTAGTGCAACTAATGCTAATTCACGTGCAGTGCATGGTGTATTAGGTTCAGCATTGTATTATGCTTATAATGCATTCTTCCCAGGTACAACAGATACAATTGATGCAGTAATGGGAGCAGGAATTGTTCCAATTGATACAGCATTTACAGCAGTATAAATTTTTAAATACTTAGATAATGGATATTTTAAATTGGTTCTACTTACAGAAAACTAAGTTAATTAGAACAAAAGCAAATAATGCTTCAACAGATTTAGTAGCAGTAGGTGCTGATGCAACTTTTATAAAAAGGGGAGATAAGTATCAAACTTATGCAATGACAATTCAAGATTTGTCAGTTGCTGGAGATGTTGCAAATACTGCCTACTATACTGTAGATTTAGCTCTAACAAGTCTAGTACCTGTTACTACTCAAAAAGGAGTAATTGAAATTACTATGGATGCAGCAATTGATGATCCAAAACCAGCATTTGTTTCATCAGTAGGATTATACATTCAAAATGCAGATATGGATTTTACTGATCTTGATAAAGTTTATATACAGTTTTCAACATACTATAGTCCAGCTATGGGTGACAACTTTATACCATATGTATTATCTACAGGAGGAGCTCCAACTGGTATTAACCTTAGTATTTTTAATGCTAATCCAGCAGTAGCAGGACTTAGTCAATTTAAAGGAAAAATGTATTTATACTATGAGCTTTACAATTTTTAAGTTTATATAAAATAATATACTAAATATAAAATACCATGTTAAATAATCTTACAAATTTCTTTAATATCATCACAGGAAAGATGATAAAAAAAGTACCAGAAAATAGTGACTTAATTCCATTAGGTACTAGAGATACAAGATATGGTGGTAGTTATAAACCTACTGCTATTAGTGTAGTAGATTTTATTGCAGCTATAGGTAGTACAGTAAATTATTCAAATGTTTGTTTTGTAGATCCTGTACAAGGTGATAATGCTACAGCAATGCCTGGAGATTTTACAAAACCTTATCTAACAATAGAAACTGCTTTAAGTGCAGCTAATACACTTGCTCCAACACTTCATAGAAGAGCAATGGTTTGGATTCGTAAAGGAGTTTATAGTTCAGTACAAGCTAATGCTTACAACAACGTTGATGTTTACTGTGAGCCAGGAGTTGTTTTTAATAGCTACTTTACTTTGTCTGATGAGTTTGTTGGTGCTACCAATTTCAATTGGTATGGTTCTGCTAAATGGGATTTAGGCATGAGCTCAAGTGCTTTTAAGTGGATGAACGCAAGTAAAATTTTAATTGAAGGAGATTCATTTATAAATATGGGAGCAATTTCTATATGTTACAATGTTGTAGTTGGAACATCATATATTACTTACAATTTTAATTCAATGGAATCAACTCAAACTCTAGGAACGGGTTATGCATTCACATGGAGAAACAATTGTAATGGTACGGTTAATGTAAAAAATTACATTAAATCAAACCAAGTATCTCATGATATACGTGCTACTCATCTTGGAAAAGTTTTAATTAATTGTCCAAAAAATATACTTACTGCATACAACCTTTACGGTGGGGGATTTAAATGTTTAGTGTATAGTAACGCTGGAACAGTTGATAGTAATTTTACTATTAATGGTGATTTAATAAGTGAGACTCCTAACTTAGGAAGTTCTACAACTCTTGTTTTACAGTTTTTAGGTTGTAGTGCTACGATAAATATAAACGGTAATATTTACTCAAATGATATTAGAGGAATTTATCAAGCCAGTAGTTCAGTAAATGCAAAAATAATTGTAAACGGTTCTATTTTTTCTAATTATATACCGGTAGTATTAGCTTCTGCAGCTTCAATATATTTAAGAAATGGAATAGCTTGTCTAAAAGATATTATTGGTGCTTTAAATGTTATTTATATCACAAGTACTGGAAATCTTTGGATTCAAAACTATTCCCTTAACAATCAGTTTAACTCTGATGTAATATCACAGTTAAGCAATACAAGTAAAATATACATGTTGAACGTGCAATCAGAAGGGATTTCAGCAGGAGGGGTGCTTTACTTTATTAATGCAACTGTTGCTGGTACATTGGATCAATTTACTAACTGTGTTTCAAATCTTAAATTAAATTCTAATGTAGCAAATGAACTTGCTCAAGGATTCATTTATGATACTTTATTGAAAACACCTAAATTTTAAATTATGGAAATAAATATAATTAGTGGATCAAATGCTCCACAAGACACAAATGTACTAATGGGCTTGTACAATAATACAGATCAAAATATTGATGCAAATACATTAAGCACATCATTAAAAGTTGATTATAATACTTTTTTTAATTTCACAGGAAACTATATGTCTCTTACAATATTAAATACTCCTTATTCATTAGAAGCAAACAGGGTTACTCCTTTAGATGTTGAATTAGACACAATGATTATAGATTATGAAATATTATCTTTAGATGATAAAAAAAAGATAGATGATCTTGTAAAAATATTTAATAACTAGAAGCTATGTCAATAGGAGATTTAAAAACAGAAGGTAATAAAGGAAATAACTTTCCTTGGCAGTTAAGAATGCTGATGGGTCAGCAATGTGCGTGTGATGAACTCACAGCTATTGCAGGTAACACAGATAATGTAGAGTTTTTATTAACTGCTATCCTGACTTCCCTACAAGATGGTACGGAGTATGAAGCCAAATTTGTAACAGATACTTGTGATTCAGATAAGATTTATCTGGAAGTAAGAGTATGGGATACAGATTCAGGAACATGGGGACCAATAACTTATTATGTACCGGGTAGTTCTGTTGCTGTAGTGCCAGTTGGTTTTGGTACTCCTGGATGTTTGCAATTTGCAGATCCTACTGGAGTATTAGGAATGATCTTAGCAGCTATTCAAGCACAGACTCTTATACTTAATTCTATTGACGCAGGAACTGCAGCTGCTTTAGGACAAACAACTATGGTAAATTCAGTGCCTGTAGTGATTGCTTCTGATCAAACAGCAGTACCGGTAACTCTTTCTGGGGGAGGTGCTCAAGTTTTAACATCTTCTATAGAAGTAGCAGGTGGATCAGTAACAGCAGGAGCTGCCGTAGTATCTTTTGTAACATCTGTTGGATTCACAGGAACAATTAACGGTATTGCAAGAACTGCTTCTACTCAATATGTATTTGAAGCATCACCATCTAAAACTTTACCTGCAATTCCTTATACAATTACTGCAGGAAGTATTGAACTTGATAAATTAGTATAATTATGTTAAAGATACCTCAAGATACCAATAAAGAAGCTACACAGGCATTAGTAAAAACTAATACTGATAATCTTCAACCGGGTCAAGACACAATGGCTAACTCTATTCCAGTTACTATTGCTTCTGATCAATCAGCTATTCCTGTAACCTTTAATACAAGTATAGGTAACTTTGGTATAGATGCTGGCGGAAGAACCAGAATTGCGCAAATAACTACTCTGCTTGATGGTAAAATATTAGGTCAGGATGACACAGATTTATTTGAGAATAATGGAACAGGTTCGGCCACTTATGGAGCAAGCAAAGTTAACTTAGTTGTAACAGCAGGTCAATACATCATACGTCAAAGTATGAGATTTTATCCCTACTTTTCAGGTAAAGTACAACTAGTTGAAATGACTTGTGATACTTTTCAAGGAGAAGCAGGAGTCACAAAAAGAATGGGATATTTCTCATCCAATGCTGTTGCTCCATTTGCTTCAAACTTTGATGGGTTCTTTATGGAAGATGTTGCAGGAGTAAAGACTTTCTATATCTACAACAATGGTACTGTGAAAATGTCTAAAGCTCTTACAGCTATGGACAATTATGCTTCAGTATCTACATATGATTATGCTAATTTCACTGTATTTGCTGTTGACTTTCTTTGGTTAGGAGGAGCAGTACTTAGACTTTGGTTAAAGACTGAATTAGGATTTGTATTACTTCATACATTTAATTATTCAGGAACAGACACTGATACTTTCATGTTATCTCCAAATCAACCTTTAAGGTATGAAGTACGTAGTACAGGAGGAGCAGGTTCTTTACATTATATCTGTTCTCAAATTGCAACAGAAGGTTCTATTGACGAAGCAGGAAAAACTGTAGCTATTTTAAATTATACTTCTGTAACTACTAACTCTATTGGTACAGTGTATGCTTTAAAAGGGCTTAAAAAGCAAGTAGCATTTAGAGATATTCCTGTTCAAATTCTAGCTATAGCTGTGGCTATTACAGCTACTACAGATGCAGGGATAATCCTATTATATAAAAACCCAACTTTATCTGCAGGTCTTACCTATGTTAATAATGGTAAGCTTCAAGATGGAAGTCCTACTGCTCCTGCAACTCCTCCTACAATTACAGTAGGAACAGGAAAGGTATTAGCAGCATTGCCTATTGGTACTGGAACGACAGGATCTACAGACGTAATGAAAGAAAACTTTTTATCTTTCTTATCTTCATCATTGAATAATACAATGGATGAATATGTTTTGGCTTATATGCCTACAACAAATAACCAAACAGTAAACGGGGTAATCAATTGTAAAGAATTCTAATCATGGTAAAAATAATACAATTAACTAATGGAATAGTCTTTGATTCTTCAGTTATTGCTGGTTCAGGAGAAACATTTGCTAATTAATATAAAAAATGAAAAGATTACTCTACATAATAGCACTAATTACTTTAGTCATCTCTTGTACTCCACAGAGAAGACTAGAAAGATTGCTCAGAAAACACCCTGAGCTTACTTCTATTGACTCTATTACTATTCATGATACTATTAGAGTAACAGTTCCTGAAGTACACTTAGACACCGTTG